TCGCTGCCCACCATCACGTAGAAGAACTGCGCGATGTCGCCATGCCCGAGGTTGTAGGGCGGCGAGGCCTGAACGTAGCGCTCATCGACGTGGAACGTGGGGCCGGTGGTGGTAATGACCGGGAACAGGCCGATCACGCCTGCCGCCGTGTTGCCGCCGCCGAAGCCATAAAACTCGCCGGTATCCCCTGGCGTCGAGGATGCAGTCCACCAGGAGTATGTTCCGCCAGTAAGCGAGTAGCTGGTGCCGCTAAGACTCGTGCTACCGCTCGCCGTCGTCGTTTTCAGCTGCCCCTGGCCGACCGCCGCCGCATTGATCATCGCCTGCACAACGTAGTTGTTGGCAAGCACCGGCGCGCCCGCCGCCTTCTCCGGCACCGCGGTAATGTTCTCCTTGATCGCCGTGATGTCGATCGAGCGGATCGGCTTTCCGATCTCGAGGACGGTACTGCTGACGGTGGTCCAGTTGGCCATGGCGCTCTATTGGTAGGTGTAGCCGTCGGTCGAGTCCGACATCAGCCCGGCATCGTTCGCGTACCAGGCGCCGGTCAACCGCTCTGCCTCGGTCGCAGCGGTGTAAATCGGCGCCGCATCGGCCATGTACCGCCCCACGCGGTACGTTCCGAAGTCGTAGCTCTGCAGGTCGAGCTTGATGCGGTGTCCTGGATCCGCCTCCTCTGCGCCGACGATCTGGAACTGCCGCGCCAGGCTGACGCCGAGCGCATCGGTGAGCAGACGCGACTGCACGTTGACGAGCTGCCCTGTCCAGAGGTCGCGGTCCTTGGCGTCGAGGCCGATGGAGCCCACGACCGGGTTGTCACGGAACCGCGCGAGGATGCGCTGCTCGATGTCGTTCACCTGCGTGCCGGTTTTCAGCCAGCGCGAGAAAATCTTGCGCACCTTCGCCTCGCCGTACTGGTTGTCGCTCTCGGCGTCGGCGTCGACCCTGACCCGCACTTCGCGGTAGTTGGTCGTGTCCTCGAGGTCCACAGTCGGGTTGACCTGGTTGAACCAGATCCAGACCTGGGAGAAACGCTGCGTAGTGTCGATGCGGAAGGTCTGGGAATCGCCGAGGATGTGCGAGCTTTCATTCACCGTACGCGGCGCGGCAAGCGGCGGGCGCAACGCGAGCATCTTCACCTGGCTGGTGCGCTCGTCGACCCACAGCATGATCTGCAGCTGCTCGCACAGCTCCGAGAGCAGGGTGCCAACGCCGACAGGCTCCGCAATCAGCGTGGTGAGCTCATAGCCGCCGAGCCATGCCGTGGCTTCCGCATTCCAGCCCGCGATGTCGAGCGCGCCCGTGCTCACCCCGGCCCAGGTCGAGAAGAGATCCACCAGCACCGTTGCCGGGGTCGCGCTCGAGTAGCGCAGGCAGCGCTGCACCGTGTCGCTGGCGTTGTGCGCTTGTGCGGTGGTGCCGTCGGTCCCGCGCGTCACGCTGGTGAATGTGATCACGCCGGCGGCTTCGGAGGCTCCGGCGTAGGTCATCACCTCGTCTCGGATCCGTAGCGTGCCTGAGGTGCCGCCGTATTCCGCAATGGTCGAGCCGGTCACGTTGAACGAGGTCGCGACGTTGGTAAGGCTACTTTGCAGCACGCCCTTGGATGCCTGCGGCGCCTGTGACTTCTCGTCGTCCGCGAGCCGCAGAACGTCAGAGCCCTGCAGCCTCACCGTGCCTCTCGCGTCCGGCCCATCGACGCGATCGAGCACGTAGTAGTGCACCTGCATGTCCTCGAGGTCCTGCCCGAGGTAGCCGAAGCGCGCGCGTACCGGACGGTTCTGGAAATATGTATTGCGCGCGAGCCACTTCGTCCAGAACGTGCCGCGCGTCATCGGGTCGTAGGACCGCGTGGCCACGTAGGGGTCGAGCGCGAGATCGCTCGATGGGTGGTCCTTCAGCGTCACCGCCAGCGTGCCGCGCACGCCGAGCGCATTGGAGCTCCCGCCCTGCCCCCCGGCATTGATCCGCGGCGGCGTCGAGCGAACGTCGCGCACCGAGGGAATCGCGCCCCACGATGGCGGCACGTCCTGCATCGACTTGCAGAAGCGCACCATCTTCTGCCCGCGCCGGAAGTTCGCCGTGTCCTGGCAGGTCTTGAAGGTGTTGAAGCACTCGGTACCCGCCGCTCCCGTGGCGGTACAGAAACTCGTGGTGCCGTTGTTCACGCCGTAGGTGTTGGTGCAGAAGTCCTGCACGATCTCCACCAGCACGACCGGCACGCGCCCGAAGCTCTCGGCCTCGGTCGAGGCCGGCGCGTCGAGCAGCGGCAGCAGGGCGCCGAAGCTCACCGAGGATCCCAGACCTCGAACACGAAGCCGCCGAACGCATCGTCGCCGGTCGTATTGTTAGGACCTCCGTACTTGAGCCCGGTCGAGGCGACCACGGTCTCTACGCCGTAGGCCGCATCCCATGTGAGTTGTGCGCCAGGCGTCAAGCCGATAACCGGGAACACCGCCTCCGCCCGGACCTGCGAGGTCGCCGCGATGTTCCCCCCGGAGAGCTGCGGCGCGGCTCGACCCTTGACCGTCGAGCCCTCCAGCACGCCCAGGAGTATCTGCGGCAGCGTGGTTGCGCCATGCAGCACCCCAGCGATCCGTACCGTCACGCGGCCCGAGGAGGGCACGGTGAACGTGAGGCGCAGGTTCGTCGTGTCGATCGCCGTCTGGGCGAGAAGCGACGCGGTCGACTTGGAAACTGCGGTTCCCGGGTCGTAGTGAGCAGCGGCTAGAAGCATGGTGCCTCGTTAGGTGACGCGGTCGACACCGCTCAGGCGAATGGAGACGTCCACCGCGTCGCCTGGCTTGAACACGGGCGCGACATCGGCGTCGAGCCTGCAATAGTTGACATCCGAGACGAACGCCGATGGCATCCACGCGAAGAAAAACGGTCTACCTCGCGAGCGGGCCTCGACTACGAACGCGTCGAAGTTGGCCCGATACCAGGCGGAGGTGAGGTTCTGCCACTGCGCGGCCGAGCGCACACCGGAACGGACTACCGAGGCCCCGAGCCACTGCCCGCCGTCCGCATCGTTCGGGTTCATCTCGGTAACGCGCGCCAGGTTAGGCGGCGAGAACTGGCCGCCAATGCCATTAGCTACCGCGAGAATCGGCCCGAGGTAGATCACCCCGATGGTCGGAATGGCGTTGGTGATGTTCACCCGCCAGTAGCGGGCGGTCTGCTGCGGGAAGAGCGCAAGGTGCTCGCTGTTGTTCGCCGGGGCATGCACGTCGGAGGCGTTGCTCCACGCCGCATCGTCCGTGCTGTATTGCCACTGCACCGAGCACCCCACCGTCCCCATGTCGTGGGCGGCGATTCCTCCAGCGTTGCACAGGAGCGCCGAGCCGAGGTCGACGCGCCAGGTCGCCGGCACCGCCGTCGGCTTCCAGAACTCGAACGTGTTGTCCTTCTGGGCCGCCGCCGCCGGGAAGCCGCTCGCCGCGCTGCTCGCCGAGAGCGAGGCAGATCGCGCGCGGTTGTTGTAGAGGATCCGGGGCAGCGTGAGGAGGCCGGTCTGCGACTCGACGCTCGCCTGCGTGGTGACATGCACCGTCACTTGTGCGCCTCGCGCAGCGCGTCGAGCGAGCGCTGCAACCCAGTCCTGAGCTCGCGGCAGCGCTCGATGCTTTCCTGGTACAGCCGCAAGGCTTGCTCCGCCTCGGCGATCTGGTTCAGGAGGTACGTCTCCAGTTCTTGCAGCGGCGGCGTCATGACTGGAGCCTCATCCCGTCGCGTAGTTGCTCGTTGATCTGGACGATCAGCTCCCGGATCTCCTCGGCGCTGTAGCGTCCGGCCCCCGCGAGCGTGAGCGTGATCTGCGGCGGCGCAGGCACCTGCGCGGCCTGTACCGGCGTCACCGGCGTCGCCGGCGTCGAGCCAGCGATAGACGGCGCCGAGCCCGCGCCCCCGCCGCCACCGTAGCTCGCCCCAGCGATAGCAGCCACGCGCGCCACGCCAGCGGCGTAGTGGATCGCGGCCAGGACCCCGGCGAGCGGCCACGGGTAGGTCGCGAGCGTCTTGGAGGCGCCCTCGTGCGCGGCAATCACCGCGTTAGCGATACCTGCCACCTGGTTGATGCGAAAAAGCGCCTGGTTGTGCTGCGCCACCCCGGCGGTGATGGCCTCCAGTTCGCCGAACACCGTCGCCGCCTGCTGCTGGAAACTCGCCTTGTTGAAGGCCGCGAGCGTGTTCAGGCCGCGCGAGCGGATCTGCAGGAGCCGCGCCTGGTGATCCTGCTCGATCTGCTCCTTCACCGCGGCATGCCCGCCAAGCGCCTCCAACTCGGCCGCGCTGAACTCGGCGAGGCGCTCCAGGCGCTTGGTGTGCGCCTCTAGTTCTAGCTCCTCCTCGGTCAGCAGGCTCTGCCGGAACATGTCGAGCTTCAGCGAATGCGAGGTACTGTCCGCCGCCAGCAATTCCTCGCCCTGCGCGATGGCTAGTTCCTGGTCGCGCTCGTAAAAGTCGATCTTGGCCTGGATGATCGCGTCGGCCGTCGCCTTCTCGGTTTCGCGCCGCTTATCTGCGTAAAAGGCCGTCCAGTGAAACGCCTCGGTCTGGATGCGCTGCTCTTCCTCGAGCCCCTCCTGCAGCTGCTTGGCAACGAATTCGCGGTCCTTTTGCGCCCTCGCCACCGCCCCCTCGTCCGGCGGCTGATACGTCAGTTGCTTCGGCGGCTCGAGGGCGTTCTCCACCCTGCGAACATCGGCCTGGGAGCCACCTGGAGGCGCGCCACGCGTCGCTGCGTCGATGCCTGCGCCTGCGACACGTCCGACTAGTCCGATTGGTCCCAGGCCGCCTGCGCGGCTGGCAAGGTCAGCGGCGGCGCGCATGGTGACGAGGAACAGGCCCCCGGCCTTGTTCGCCTCAAGGATCCTGTCCGTCAGGGCAATCATCGCCGGGGTCATGCCAGACACCAGCTCCCTGCGGGTGTCGCTGAACGCCAGGCCCAGGCGGTTAATGTTCTTCTCGAGCTTCTCCGCCTCCGCGGCCTGCTTCGTCGTCACCGTCGCAAGGAGGTCGGTCCCTTCCGCCATGTCCTTCAAAAGCGGAAGGTAGCGCTCGGCACCCTTGCCGAGGATGTCCTGAACGAGCGCGACCTTGTTGCCGCCGTCCTCGTAGCGCCCGAGAGCCTGCGAGACCTCGATCAGGACCTGGCTCGTATCCCTGAAACGGCCATCGACGTCCTTCGCCTTCACGCCAAGGAAGTCCAAAGCCTTGGCGGTCTTACTGCCCTCTTCGCCCCCCTCCCGCAAGCCCTTGATCATCTTGCCGATCTGGCTCGTCAGTCCGTCGAAGTCCGCGCCGCTCACCTTGGCGACGCGCTGTATCGCGGACAGGCCTTCGACGCTGGCCCCGGTCGCCTCGGCCATGTCGTCAAGCGCCGCGGTGGCCTTGAGCGTGTCCAGGTACAGCGCCACCATCGCCCCTGCACCGACCGTGACGCCGACCGACGCGAGCGCGCTCTTCACCCCGTCGACCGCGAGGCGCAGCGTCTTCTGCGAATCGGCGGCAGACTTCGCCACCGAAGAGATCTTGTCGACCCCCTCGTAGACGATGCGCTCGATCGTTTCGTTGACGGCCATTCAGTCTCCCCGCGACAGCCGCTTCGAAACCCGGAACTTCATCTCCTGCGCGAACACCACGCGATACCTCGATCGGCCAAACGAGACGAGCCCGGCGCCAAGGCCGCCAACCTTGAACGCGCTCGCCAAACTAGAAGCCAGAAGCGCGGTGATCGAATAGCGCTTCGTGCCTGTGCGGATCCAGACGTTCGGCACGCCGCTCATGCGCCCGCGCTGGATGAACGCATGCGCGAGCGCTTGCGGTGGGACAACGTCTCCATCGAGCGCCTCGATCCTCCAGGGAAGGCGGCCGATGCGCACGCCCGTCTTCGTCTGGCTCCCCCCGTAGTTCCCGAAGAGGCGAAAGCGCTTCGCAGAGAACTCGAGGATTGCGCGCGGCGTTCCCGGCGTAGCGCGGACCAGCTTGATCTGCCTCCTGATCGTGCCCGCCTTGAGAGAGCCGAACTCCGGGCGCAGCCGCCGCACCGCCTCGGTGCGCGTGGAGGCCGCCGTGCGGTTCTTCGTGCGCAAGTCTGCTGCGAGAAGCTCCTTCGGGTGCAGCCGCAACCTGGCTTCCAGCCCTTGCAGGTCGTGGGTGACCGTGCCGGTAACGCCCATTTACGCGCCCCCTTTGCGGTCCTCATCCTTCGTGGAGAGCCAGGCTAGGTCGAGCGCACGCAGCAGGTCCACTTCCCATGCGTTAGGCATGCGCCGCGTGAACTGCGCCCACGCCTGGAGCTCGGCATGGCCTATCGGTTGCGGCATGCCGTCGTCGAACCTGCGCGCCACCGCAAGCTCGCAGAACCATGTCCAGACGTATGCACAGGCTTCGGGAAACTCGGGGCCCGCGAGCTCAGCGGCGGCAATCCGACCGGCAGGGCCGGCACTCTTCGCCGCCGCCTCGAGGTGCTCGCGGTACAGGTGGCCGTCCTTCATCGCCTTCGACAGCCGCCGCGCGTGGCGCGCGTACGCGATCAGTTGCTCGCGGACCCCGGCAAGAAATTTGCGCGTTTGTCCGCGAAGCCGTTCACCTGCTCGAAGAGCCAGGCGTGCTTCTCCAAGGCAGCGGCAACGTTCGCGGCAGTGCACTCGAGGCTCGCGCCGCCCTTCTCGAACACCAGCGCCGCGGGCTTGCCCTCGGTGTACCAGCCCACGACGAGCGTCGCCTGCAGCTCCCAGAACTCGGCGTTGCGCTCTTCCGTGGTCGCCTTTCGAGGCGCTCTCTCGATCGCTCTGCGTACCTGCGCCTGGATCATGTCCTGGTAGGCCTGAGAGTCCCGGCCACGCACGCGCAACGTGACCCCGGTGGGACGGCCCGCCGGGGAGAGGAGCGCCATGTCGACACCCTCCTGCGATAGCGGACGAACGTCACAGTCAGACAGGTCGAAAGGCTCACTCATGCCTGTGAGTCCTGCGCCGCCATGGTGGTTTGCTCGTGCTTCACCCCGGCGCCGCCCGTGGCGTTGTAGAGCGCGGTAAAGGGCATGGTCTGGACCAGGTTCTTCTCGCCGTCGTCCTTGGTCGCGCCGCCGAACTTGATCCGCGGAAGTGTGAAGCTCATGAACTCCGCGCCAGCGGTAGACCCGGTGGAGAGCGCCACCGCGAGCGCCACTTCCGTTTCGTTCAGGAAGTAGTCGCGCATCGCGACGGTCTCGAAAAGCGCGGTGATCTGCCCGTCTACCGTGATCCGCCCCTCGGCGATGTCCGGGTACACGTTCGATCCGACGACCGGCTCGGCCGCCATGTTGCCCTTGAGCGCTAGGGAGAGCCCGGTAACGCTCGCGATGGCCGCTCCCTGAGCGATGAGGAGCCCGTTAACTGCAGCGAGCACTCCCGTGGAAGTCTCCGCAGTGGGTGAGGTGTAGTACGGCGCGCTCGCACCGGAGGCGGCGGTGACATCCCTGCCCATGAACTGAAACGCAATCGTCGAGATGCCGGTCGGCGGCAGCGCGAGGTCCATCTGGTTGATCTTGCAGCCGAGGAAAAGCTCGCTCTCGTCGAGATCAGAGTAGTAATGCTCGATCGCGTAGGAGAGGTCGGTGTGGCCGGTGCTCGGCGCATAGGTGGTCTTGCCCGGGATCGTCCAGGTGGCGGAGGCGATCGGCCCTTCAGCGACGAGCGCGACTCCGTTCAGCGGCATCACCGTCAGCACCGTCGCGGTAATTTCCAGAACGAAGAGGTTCTTGTTCAGGTTCGCGGCGTTGAACCCGCCCGCCGTCAGGCGACCGACCTGTCCGACCTTGACGCCGTCGGTGAGCCAGGAGCCAGCCGCGCGCGTGATCGTGTACGTAGGCCCGGCCCCGGCGACTGTGATAGACGCGCCGGTGATCGCAGCCACGGCGACGTAGGCGCGGCGCAGAGCCGCCGCGATAAAGTCTTCCCACGTCCCTGGCGATAGCTCGCCATTGATCGCCCCGCCGACCGAGCGCACCCCGTGCCGGAAATCCGAAAGCTGGTAGTCGGAGCGGATCTCCGCCGACTGATAGGTCTCTTTCGCGAGGTTAAGGTCTGAGGTAACGCGCCTCAGAAGCTGCGCTCCGGTCGGGCCTGGAGCCGTGCCCCAGGTAGCCTCCACCTTGTATCTGAGTGACTTCGCAACGCCTGCCGCGATGGTCATGGTCAATCTCCTTTATTGAGCGACGTCAGGCGTAGCAAGCGCCGTGATGTAGTGAACTTCGAAGGTCATCCGGGCGACGCCGACTTCCTTCTCGGCCTCGCCTTCCATGTCGATCTGGACGTTACGCAGTTGCACCCACTTCGCGCCGCCGATGCCCTGGTTGGCCGCGATTGCGACCTCGACTTCCTTGATCATGGCGTCTAGCTCATCGTCAAATGCGACGGACTTTTTGCTGCAGCACTCGACCACGAGTTCGGTCATGCGCCGGACGAAACGCGAGATGCCAAGAGACTCGATCTCGACAGAGTCGTCGTTCGCGTAGATCCGAAGCCCCGGAAGATTCGTGTCCTGTAGCTCGTGCGTGCGGTTCTCGAACACGTTCGCGCCGCTGGTAGCGAGGCCGGAGAGTGCGGTCACCGCGGCGTCGCGGATCTGCTTGCGAAGGTGGTCGGCCATGGCTTCAAACGCGAAGGTTGAGTACGGCCAGAGCGCCGTCGTCGATGAGCTCGCGTCCTTTTATGGTGTACACGACAGCGCCGATCGTGAGCGTCTTGCCCACGTCCGTCTGCAGAACAGCGGTGGCCTGCACGAGCGCCGCCGGGCTGGTTCCGGCAATGCCCATCTGCTCGAGGTACGCCTCGTCGAAGATCGCCGACACACCACCGGCCGCGCCGCCCTGCAAAGTCGCAGCGACTGCGAACTCGGTGGTGTTGAAAAAAACCGTGAGATCTTCGTTGAACATGACCTAGAAGTTCTTCGGGCGCGCGATGACGCTCGCCGC